TCACTTTGCTGCCCAGTTTGCGCCAGACTTGATCGCGCTTATGGTCCGCCTCGAAACGCCGAATTCTGCGGCGAGCTGCTTCTGAGTAGCCGTGCCCTCCGAGAGACGCATGCGGATCTCGATCACTTGGCTTTCGTTGAGAAGGCTTGTTGATCGATTCCGGCAATTGACCGCAGAGGTGACCCACCTGCAATTGAGGGGGGAGTAGTCGCCGTCGTTGTCGATCCGGTCGATCTGCAGCCCAGGGGCATATCCATGAGCCGTCGCCCATCCAATGAATGAATGTACGTCTCCCCACTCATCACAGACCTTGATACCGCGCCCACCGTACCGGCCGTAGAAGGTGGAGGCGGGGGAAGTTGTGCGCGCCATCATTCCGTTCCATATCTTGTACAGTCTAGTGCGGGATAGCCCGTGTTCGGTCTTTATGCATGACATGCAGCGCTTTCCGACACTGCGTTTCTGCACAACCATGGCTACAGCTCCACATTGTGGGCAGGTGCTGTGGAATGGAGTCTTAGCCTGCTGTTTGGCGCGTGCTATGAGCTGCCTGTTTGCCGTATAGCACTTCCAGCAGGGCCTGTCAGCGTTCTGCTTTAGGACTTGCTCCCGCACTCCACACCCTTTGCATACGCGGCTATAGAGTTGTCTTCCTTGGTGGTTTCTGGCGCCGTCGATTTTCTCGATCATGCTAGCTTTTTAACCTCGTCCTGCAAGGTTTCAGTCATCAGGTGCGCGTACCTTTGCGTTACCTGTACAGATGAGTGGCCCAAAAGTGTAGCCACCGCGTAAATCGGGGTTCCCGAGTTGATGAGCCATGAGGCGAACGTGTGCCTTAAATCGTGCCAGCGGACGTGCTGCAGGCCACACGCCTCGCGTGCCTTGGCCCACGAATCCCGGACCTGATCGTCTGAGGCGCCCAGCGGGAGCCGCGCCGCGATCCCTGCCACTTTGGGGTGCAGTGGCACCAGTTGGAGCGTCCGCGTCTTGCTGGTGCGATCCAGGTGGATGAACCCGCCGCGCACATCGTGAGCCGTCAGGCGCAGCAGATGCCCGCGCCGGATGCCCGTATAAGCCGCCAGCCGCACATAGTCGCCCGCCGCAGCGTTGGGGCACGCCCTAGCCAGCGCTTCGACCTGATCGAGCGTCAGGAACGTCTCACGGGGCTTCTCAGGCAACAGGCCAATCGCAGCAGGCCGTTCTAGCCACCCCCACTCGCGCCACGCCATCCGGCTGATCTGCCGCAAGATGCGCCCCTTGTGGTTGACCGTGGCCGGAGCCTTGCCGATTTCCGCAGCCTTCACCTCTGCCCACACCTGGGCAATCTCCCCCAGCTTCCGACCTGCGATATAGGGTAGAAGCGCCCGAACGTGGGCCTTCGTCTTGGTAGCCGAGCGAAGGCGCGGCACATGGTCCGTCAGCCAACGCTCGACCGCCTCAGCAATCAGCCGTTCCGGTTCACGACCAGCCGCAACGTCTTTGACGGACGCGAGCCACTTGCGCTCGTACTCCCTCGCGTCCTTGAAGGACCAGTGGCGAGAAGTCTTGCGATACGTTCGTCCGCCGTATCCGATGGTGACTTGATAGTGTCCGTTGGGACGCTTGGTGACGGGCATACCTTTACCTTGCACTTGGCCCACCACACTGCGAGGTCGGCGGGGTGAATTCTGTCAGATCTCGGGCCTTGGCCTAGTCGTGCTGCTGCGAGCTGCCCAGCATCGATGGCCCGCCTCAGCGTCTTGACCGAGCAGGCGCAATGTTCTGCCGCCTGTGCCAGGGTCATCAACTTTTCAGCGGCACTCATCACCAACCCCCGCAGTATTTGAGCTCAATCCTTGCTTCCCATTCGGAGGGGTTCGGATCAAACACCCAGCTGACGCCCTTGACCTTGTATGGCTTACGGCCCAGATAGATAATCTCGCCGATTGCCGGAGCTTGCGGCATATAGCCAATGAAGCCCGCCAGCTGTCCGCGCTCAGAGCGATGCACTGGGATGCCACGTTCGTTCAGCCGCTCAGCCGCGCCCATCCGGCACCTCCGGGCGAGCGTTCATCATCAGCTTCCAGCACTGAGCCGCACCCTGCTTCTCGATGTACTCCTGCCCGTGCGAGTCTGGCGGTTCAACCCAGCCACCCGCTCTCAGCATCGCCTCAGTCGGCTCCACCGGCACCAGCACGTAGCCCTCGGGCGGCGTGAGGGCGGTGATGATGGCGCGCAGCTCCTCGCGGAACATTGCCGGTCGGCCCTGGCGGATCTTGTTGGCAGTGCCTTTCCGGCCAGACCTCTCCATCTCGGCCGCCAGCAGCTCCCGCGCCCGCTTCTCGATCTCGTTCATGAATTCACCTCTGCCAGCGGCGCCGGCGGGTCGATGGCTGGCAGGCTGGTCGGATCCGCTGGCACCAGTTCGCCGGCCAGCGGCCGCATCAAGGGATGGTCAAGCACCTGCGCACGCAGCGCCGCGATCGTCTCCGCCGCCTCGTGCAGCAGCCGGCCATGCTCGCTCATGTACAGCGGGTTGCTGAGGTTGCGGTGGTGCAGGACCTGCTCCCGTAGCCTGGCCTCGATCTCGACTGCTCGCGTCTTGATGTCAGCCATTGGACACCTCCGCCACCAGGCCCTGCAGCTCCCGGCCCCAGTCGATCACGTTGCGGAAGTAGACGTTGCCCGATCCTTGCGCGGTCGGAGCCGCGTTCCTGCCGACCTGCTCGATGCGTTCGCCCAGCAGTCGCAGCTTGTCCAGGTCCACGGCCTGCGCGGGCGGGGCGAGGTAGAGCGGTTCGATGATCCAACCCTTCTGCTTCCATTCGAGCATCTGGATTGGGCATGCAGATGCGACCGGAGGCCAACCCGTTTGCTGACGCCCAAGCCATGCAATAGGATCGGCGTTCATTTTCCACCCCGCTCAATGGCTTCCATTTTTTCAATGAATCTCTTTGCCAGCGCGATGGCCTCTGTCAGTACGTGACGACGACTGGAATGCTGCTTGGTTCCCTGTCGCACATATTCCATAGTGCTCAGGCATTCATATACAACCTTCCGAGGATGTAGCTCGGGAAGCTTCCACAACGGCACCAGCGGAATGCTCGCCAATTCCGCATCAGCCGCAGCAGGGTCAAAGTGGCGTTCAGGGCCGCAGACCGCTTCCAGCATTCCGACCCGCTTGCCGGGCTTTGCTGCGCCAACCGGCTCCCCCACCGGCTGGCGGGCGGCGAGGACGGCAATCGAGCTTGCTAGATCGTCGCCGAACCCAGCAGCGTGCAGTGCATTCCAAACTTCGTCATACATGGCACGCTTGGCGCATTCGGGGACATCCCCCTGACCACCCGGGGAGGGCAGGGCGGAGAGGGCGGCGCGTGCGTAGTTCTGCATCTGCTCGGCGGTGTACAGCGGCTCGGTTCCGTCGCTGTAGGCGCTGTAGCCCGTGCACGGCAGCGGCGGCAGGGCATCCCCCAGCCTCACCCTCCCGCCGGGCTGCACGTCCGCCAGGGTCTTGTCAGTGCTCATGCTGATTCTCCTTTTACGCGGGCGAGGGCAGTGGCACACCCGATGGCGGATTTCACGACTTCATACGGAACGCGATTGCCAAACTTCTGGATCGTGTCGTGAAGCCGGTCGTCGGCCTCGATCAGCTCGGCGACTGCGGCGCGGGCAGCGCAAGCATCTGCGGATGCTTCCTCGGCAATCTTCACTGCACCATTCTCGATGCGGTAATGCCGAGCAAGCTTAGCTTCGCGGTCCATAACCGCCAGAACATCGATAGCCATGGTCTTGTTGTCGGTGGTCATGCGGATGCCCCCATTGCGGAGATTGCTCGCTCGATCACTGCGACCATTCTCGTATTTCGATATGGGCCGTCGTAGAAGAACGACGCGATGTTCGTCAGCGACTCAGCTGGGTGATACGGAGCCATCATCTCAATGGCCTTCTCGGCAGCATCTGCCCGCTCCCGCTGGTTGATCTGCAGTAGGACTGACGACCACACCTCAAGAAGCGACTCAGACCAGCCATAAGCGCCCTTCTCTGGCATCTGCTGCTTGAGCGAATCCCGCGTATTGCTCAACGCGACTACGCCGCATCCGGCGAGCTGCACCTGAAGCTGCTCTACCTCAGCGCGCAGGCGGGCGATCTCTGCATTCCTCTCGGCAACGGATTGGTCAACCTCGTAGAACGTGCCATCCGCCATGTTCTGCATTCCAGTAGCCATCACCAGCCCCCCTGCATGGTCAGAAATGGGATGTCATCTGGGAATTCATCGCGCGGCGCATTGTCGGTAGCCCTCTGCGGCCGCTCGCGCGGCTCCTGACCGCCTCGGCGGGAACTGGCGCCGCCGCCTTGGTTCGGCTTCCAGTCGTCCACTGCGGCGTACCACTTCCCGTTCTGCGATACCTTCACGTCGAAGTTGATCCACTCGCCCTGTTCGGTGCCTAGCCATGCGATAAGGTCTTCGCGCTTGATCGAGCCGCGAGCCATGATGTAGCTGGGTGCCTTATCGTGCGGCGCCTTGAAAATAAGCCCGCTAATTAACTTCACGTCGCTCATTGCTGTTCCTCGGATTCGGTGGCGACCTTCGGCACGCCGTTCTTGATCGCATTGCGTTCGGCAGTCATGAAGCAGCCGCCCTTGCTCGGAGCCAGCCACAGGGCCATCTGGTCTTCCTGCGGGATCTCGCCCCACATCTCGGCGACCGAGTGCATATCCGGCTCTTCGGCTGCCAGTGCTTCCTTGATGGCCTCGACGCTGCGGAAGTGGCGGCCTAGCGCGGCGTCATGCTGCTGACGGCGCTTGTGCAGCTTCTCTTCCTCGGATTCCAGGTCGTAGCCACCCTCAGACGTGTTGGCGATCTCAATGGCCTGATCGATGCGTCCCGACTGCTCGGTGTACGGCCACGTCTTGCTGGCGCGCTTGATCACGGCCTTCTTGCACATCTGGACGAACCAATCGACCCACGGGCCGGACTTCGCCATCGACTTGGAGCGAATCTTGTCAATCTCGGCGCGATCCATGACCTCGGTCAGGATGTCGCCCGCGTGGGTCTTGGCGATGCAGTAGACGCCGATGATCTCGCCGCGATCCGTGTTGAATGGGTTGGCGGTGTGTTCCGGCAGGGCAGCAGGGCCGTGGTAGGCGAACGTGTCCTTTTCGTAGACCACATCAGCACGCGCCCACTCAATCGAGCCGGTGTCGGTCGCGATCTTGATCAGGCCCTTGTAGCTGATATCCAGGTGGATGGCCCGGTCACGCGGCACGAGGTAGGCGTAGCCGTTGGCCGGATTCAGCGTCAGGCCGGTCGAGGCCACGTTGATCATCGCCATGTGCACCGACTGCGGGTTCTTGTTCGCCGTCTGCATGGCGAAGTCGGTCTTCATAATGGCCTGCATGGCGAACACCGACTCGCGGTCGTAGTTCACCGTGGACGCTGCTACCTTGGCGAAGCGGTCCTTCGCCTTCTGGATCGCGGCCTGATACGGCACGACCTGGCGTTCTTCCTGTTGGACGACTACTGCGTTCATGTGTGCCTCGTTGATAGGTGCCAGCGTTGGACCCGGCTGGCGCGGGTCCCTGTCGTGGGGAGCGACAGGGCAGGGGATTGGGTGGAGGGGCCGGTGGTGTCTTTCCGGCTTCCTAATCGGCGCTAGCCACCTTTCGGCTTCCAAAGATCGCGGATCACCACTCCGCATTCCCTCCGTAGAACTCGTATGCAGAGGACTAAGCGTCCTTTGTTCCAAGCAGTAGAGAGTGGATCTCTCCCCACGGCTTACCCTGTGCATAAGGGTTATTCCTTAGATCGGTGTACTCCGCATGCTTCTCTGGATCGAACTCAACGGTTACCGTTTCGCCTCCCTGCATGTAGTACGGATTTCCTTCGCGGCAGTGCAGAACCTCGACCGTCGCGTCCTGGTCCTCAAACTTCTGCAGCCATTCGATCAACTCTCTAACTTTCATCAGTTCCTCCTCAGCCCCGCTCGGTGGTGAGCGGCGGCTGCTTGAATCGGTCCTTGCGCTTCTTGCGGATGATGTGCAGCTCGTCGTAGATGAAGAACGCATCGATCAGGGCGACGAGCAGTGCGCAGGCCGTGATGTGATACGCCTCGTACTTGTAGGTGAACCACGCAGCCCAGCAGAGGAAGACGATCAGTCCGATGCACGAAGCCAGTACCAGGTAGTGGGTGCGCATTAGGCTTCTCCCGTGGCTTTGGCGATGGCGGCGCGTGCGAGTGCCAGATTCTCGAATGGGGAAGGCTCGTAGCACTCGCCGTACTTGTCTTCGACTAGCTCCGCTTCGAGTCGGATCAACGCTTCCAGCAGCTCCGGCGCGGCGGCGATCAGCCGGCGGTTGTATTCCCACTCATCGCGTTGCTTGTTGACGCTGGCAACATTCCAATGAGCGGGACGCCCATCAGGCAACTCGCCCTCGACAGTGGCGATGTCTGTAGTCCACTCATCGCCTCGGACGATGACCCAAGGACCCTTGGTGTGCTTATTCATCGCAATCCCCCTGTGCGCAGGGGCCATGGTTCGTCTCGTCGGCGTCTACCTCTGAATACACGTAGCGATTACGCTGACAGGCCATGTGTATCCCGTAAAAGCCGTTGTCGGAATCGGCTCTGTGAATTCCATCAGTCACGCGCATCCCTGCTTGGCAGCCATCGCACTGGTTTCCCAGCGGATCGGGCCTCGGGATGTCGCGGAAGAGGCGGTCGAGTTCGGAGAGGGGCGTCATTCGTCAGATCCTCGGATCTCAATTTCCTCAATCTCAAACTCATCCTCTGGATCATCTGCATAGGCAACCCGGAACCCTTCTGCCGCAGAGGACGTTGAGAACGATCCGGTAAATCCAGTGGCCGCATAGTCGGCATCGCCCAGGTCGTTGGTGATGTACCCCTCGGTGCGTCCCTTGTTCCAAACGATGTAGTAGGTAGTCACGACACAACTCCATTAACGATGAGTGCCAGCTTCGTCAGCACGTAGGCCGCGATCAGCGCCATTGCTGCCAGCGGGGCGTAGCGGGAGCGGAGGAAGCGGGTCATGGTCATTCCGCTAGAGCCGACAGCAGATGGTCCGCGTAGGCGACTGCGGTTTCCGCTCCTTCTCGAGGGACTCCGGCATGGTCCCAGCCGCTAGCCAGAAGCCCCTGCATCGCCATCGCAGCGAATAGCTCGCGCTTTGTCAGGCCTCCTTGGCTCTCCTTAACCTTCTCGATCATTTCCCAGCGCTCGGCCCATACGTGAGGGGCCGGATGCGCCAATGAGTTGCCGTTCTCGTAGGCGTCCATCACGCTGCCCCCTTCGGCCCGTGGCCCAGGTTGTGTTGACGGGTCGACTCCCACAGCGCGTTCTGCGCCTGCTTCGTGCAGCCAGCGGCCATGAAGTCGCGTTCTACTTTCCGGCGATCCAGCCCGTTGCGAGCGCAGTGGGCGCGGATGCTCTGCAACATGTGCAGCTGGAAGTCGGTCTGTACCGGGAACTGGATGACCATTAGCTGTTCCTCACGTCAGAGAAGAGACGGGCCTGCTCATCGAGCTTCTTGTCGAGACTCAGGGCCAGCTTGAACAGAGCCATCGCGTTCACCGCTTCGGGCGCGCTCAGGCCGGGGATTCGTGACAGCTTCGACAGGACCGGAAGCGCATCGACAAGGGCCTGCACCATCTCGCCGACCCGTTCCTCTTCGATGCACTCGTTTGCTACGTCGCTGATGGCGTCCCAGCGCTCGGAGTCATCCGGAAGGCGGGCGTCGTAGGTCCGCTGCGCGTTGCGGGCAACGTCGGTTGGGGTATGCAGGCCCATGGCTCAGCCCTCGGCCTTGCCAGCAGCGATCAGCTGCTCGCCGATGGTCACGGCTTCGGAGGGGAGGAGCATGTAGGTAGCGCGGCTAAGACCGCTACTGACAACCAGGAACACCTCGTCGCCCAAGCGCATCACGCGGACGGTCGAATGCAGGATGTCTGAGCCTGCGATTCGGACTACTTCAAAGGTCTTGTCCACTGCCTTCGTCTCCTAGCCCCTGGCCCGGTAGTGGGTGTGGTGGGGCGTTGGAGACAGTCTAGACAACTAGACTTCGAAGTCAAGAGAACTAGACGCTCTAGACAAATATTTTTCTGAACGGCATCGATTCCGTTCAGTTATCGGAAGGCTACGATGATGGCGACGAATACCACGGCGGCCACTATGTAATGGGCGGCCTTCTCAATCGACTTCAACTGATCGCCAATTTGCTGCATATCACGCTTAGTAGGCGCATCAGGGGTTGAGGGCTCGGTGATGTCTTCATCATCTTCCTCTGGGGCCTGGGAGTCCTTTACCAGAATGCGCGCTGTTCGCACCGCCCTGTGCTTGATCTCTGTGTCCCAAACCTTGCCGCTTCCATCGGGCTCCCATCCATATTCAAGATCATCGATCTCAAGAGTGATGGAGCTGATTGTCTTGCCCGCGTTCCATGCCGTCCACAGGTCCGAGATAGACTGTTGGGGAAGGCCAACATAAGCCGAGAACACGGCGGGGCTGCCGTACTCTGGATCATCTACGCGTTCATGGTATGAGCATATCCCGACGGCGCCTAAATCCTTGGCATGTTCAGCGATCCTATCCTCAGGAACCACCTGGACTTCCCAAGGCGCTGACCCGATCTCATTGTTGGCTTTGTCACGGACACTGGTTCGCCAATTCAACGCCCCGTTGAGACCGATGGTTATGCCGTTACTGCCATCAATCGTTCCAATCTCGGCGAGCACCGTTCGTACTTCAATAGAGATGTAAGCCATCAGTCCTCCCAGCTTCCGATCCAGCGAACACGTCCTATGATTTGAATCGGGTTCTTCTTGTCATCCATACGGCGTGCCTTCTTCCAGTTGTGGTCGCCGTGCGGATTGTCCGCCTTGAAGTACACAAGGTCGTCAAGAAGTTCGCAGCGCTTCACCTGGTACTCCGGGTTATGCGCGCCAGGCACAAGGATCACGAACAAGGCGCCGTCGCGGGGCCTTGTGTCCGAAGTATCGAATAGGATCGCGTCGCCAGACAGAACGCGGGGCTCCATGGAGTCCCCCTTGCCATACATGACGGCGAGGGCAGGGGCTCTGAGCCGCTTGCGTGCCAGAGACGAAGCCTTGAACTTTAGCTTGTGGGTCTCTGCATACTCCGCAGCTTCGGGGCCGCCGCCTAGGCCCATTGCCTGGGCATATCCCCGTACATCCTCCCACTCTCCCTCTGGGATTGAAGCTCCGCCTTCCATTGGCCCCCGACCATACTGAAGCCACTCCGGATTGACCTGGAGAGCTGCTGACAATTTTGCCACCGTCGCGGCTCGGATCTTCTCCGCCTTGGTGGTCCCATCAAGAATGAAGTAGATGCCAGCCTTGCTGAGGACCTTTCGGGCGATCAGATCGGGCGCGGTCATCCCACGCAAAGCCATTGCCTGCTTAACGCGTTCAGCCATCGTGCTCATATGGCTAGAAAAGTAGACTGAACGGGGTCTAGAGAGCTTGACTTCTGAGTCTAGAGAGCTAGACTGCGATTCCATGGACATGTCAAAGACCGCCGTAAAGAAGGTGCTCGGCTTCGATTCCGATGCTGAGTTGGCGCGCTTCTTCGGGCTGAGCCGAGGCGCAATTTTCCACTGGCCCGAGGCCGAGCCGATTCCAGAGTCCCGCCAATGGGAACTGAAGGCTCGTCGCCCTGATCTGTTCGGCCCCCCTCCAAAGAAGAAGCGGACTCCCAGAGCCGCCTAGGGCATTTCTCACTTCGATTTCCCCCTCACTGACAAGGCTCCATCTATGTACGCAGACCCCACACACCTCCGCGACAACCCGATCAAGGTCCGTTTCAACGACTCGGAAAAGGCAGTGATCGAGGCTCTCGCCAACTTCAACGGTCGTCAGCCCGCAGTGTTCGTGCGGGAGCTGGTCCTGGCTGGGATTGCTTCTTTGGAACAGCGTAGCTCCGACCGCGATGCCGCCTGAAGGTCCATACAAGTCCCCGGGGAGGGCCTATGGAAATACAGCTGTCGCGCGATGAGCGCCGAAGGCTTGAGGAATACGCGGAGGCCCAAGGGCTTCCACTGCACGAAGCACTGATCCACGCCGCCCGCGCTGAGCTTGATAGGCGCTATCGGCTCCCAGCCCAACACGGCTCCGTTGTTCCTTTTCAGGCCCTGAAACGTGACGACCCAGACACCTAAGAAGAAGCCGACTCACCCCTGGCGCAACTTCTCACCCGGCTGGCTACAGCGGGGAGCAGACAAAGCCCGCGCCGACCGAGTCATCCCGCTACACGCCCGCCCGATCAAGGGCTGAGGAATCCACATGAACCATCCAGCTCGCTACACCGATCCCAGCAGCAGCCACGAAGCCGCAGCGCACATGGTGTCGTCTGGCGCTCAGGCTCAGCAGCACTCGCAGGCCGCTTCGGCGGTCCGCAAGTACCCCGGCCTCACTAGCCTGGAACTAGCCCGTGCTACCGGGCTGGATCGCTTCATGTTGGCCCGTCGCCTGCCCGAGCTGGAAAAGCAGGGCCTCATTCGGCGCGGGATGGTCCGGAAGTGTTCGGCCAGCAATGGCCGCAGCGGCTGCACGTGGTTCCCGATCAGCAGTGACGAAGGTCCGAAGGCCGCCTGAGCCATGAACTATTTTGAGCTCCACCTCGGTGACTACGCAGCAGCGACGGCGCACCTGTCGCTGATCGAGGACGCCATCTACAGCCGTCTCCTGCGCCGGTACTACCTGCAGGAAGAGGCGCTGCCCGCCGATGTGAAGCAGGTTGCCCGTCTGGCTGGCGCTCGCTCTCAGGAAGAGCTGGAAGCGGTCCAGGCTGTGCTGGACGAGTTCTTCACCCTGACTGATACCGGCTGGCACAACAAGCGCGCTGACGAAGAGATTGCGCGCTACAAATCGCGGGTGGAGGCAGCTCGTGAGAATGGGAAGAAGGGCGGCAACCCTAAGAAGAAGGCCGGGTACAACGAGCCTGGCTATCTGTATGCCGTCCAGCGTCAACGCGGCGGCTCAATCAAGGTAGGCATCACCAAGTACCCCGCGCCGCGCATGTCTGACCTGCGCAGCAAGAACGGTCCCATAGACATTCTGGCGATGGTTCAAGTATCAGACATGGGCGCCTCGGAAGCTGCGGTGCATCGTAAGTTCGCTTCTGTGCTGGATGGAGAGTGGATCTCTGCACCTGCCGATGATGTCGTTGCCGAATGCCTTGGGTGTTCGCAGGCATCGGGCACCGAACAGGCTCAGATGTTCGGTGCCAGTTCGCAGACTCTCCATACACCAGACACCAATCTCCAAGAAGAAGAGCAAAAGCAACAGCATGTGCAGCCGCTGGCCGCACGCTGCCGCTTCGCCGACTTCTGGGCTGCTTACCCGAACAAGAAGGGCAAGCAGGAGGCCGAGAAAACTTGGAAGCGCCGAAAGCTGGACAGCCGCTGCGACGAGCTGATCGGCCACGTGCGGCTGATGGAGGCCCATGACGACGGCTGGCGGCGCGGTTACGTGCCGATGGGGTCGACGTACCTCAACCAAGCCCGGTGGGAGGACGTGCCGCAAGAATCGGCAAGGGCAGGGCCTCAAACGGGCCAGAGCGGGCAGCAACTTGGGAAAACGGCGCAAGGCTTGATGGCACTGAAGGAATTCGCAAATGGCGGCGTGGATCAAACAGGAAATTTCGGAGGGCCTGATGCGGCTCATGTGTTTGGGCCTGGAGCGGACGCCGGCAGCGGAGGTTATCCAGCTGACCGCCGCCGTCTGGCTGGAGGCCATCACTGAGGGGCGGGAGTTCGATCAGGAGCTGGACGCGCCTCGTTTCCGTAGGGCCTTCGCAATCCTGTGCCGCGACTGCCGCCAGTGGCCGTTGCCGTCCTCTCTGCTGGAGGCTATGCCGCCGCGAGAGCAGTTGGTTCTCACGAAACAGCCGATACCAGCTGACCCCGACTCTCCTGAAATGAAGAAGCGTTTCGAGGAAATCGCCAAGGTTCTGAGGATGCCGGTATGAGTCGCATCAACCTCTCCGACGTAGACGTGTTCCGCCTGTACTGCGAGGGCTGCAACGCCAACGAGATTGGCGCGGCTATGCAGATCCCTCCGCAGGCTGCGGCGGCGCTGATTGCCCGTAGCCGTGTGCTGTACGCCAGGGCGCAGGAATCGCGGCGTCCCGGTCCGCTGCACCTGTCCAATCGGGAGGCCGCGTGATCGCCCAATACGAACTGGAACGCGCCCGCCAGACCGGCCGGTGGATGCGCGACGCACACAAGGACCGCAACTCGGCCCCTCTCTATGCCATGGGCGAGGACGGGCTGGAACTGCGCCGGGCATGGCTGGCCGGCTGGGACGAACGAGACGAACAGATCAGGAGGAAGCGGTGATGAGCGAGATTGAATTGAAGGCGCGGGAGCTGCTGGGTGAGCAACTTGGCCCTCTGGAAGTCGGCGCCATTATGAGCGGAGCCGGTGACCTGTTCGTTGCCGAATCGGCAGCGGTGAAAGCAATCATCGCCGCACTCGCGCCGCAGTGGCAGCCGATTGAGTCGGCGCCGAAGGATGGGACGCGGCTGATGCTGTGGGACTCGCGCGCAGGCGGCTATGCCGTTACCGGCGCATGGGTGGCTGGCAGCGCCGATGACCACGAGACGATCACCCACTGGCAGCCGCTACCTGCTGCGCCGGAGGTGGAGGGATGAAAATCACCGTCAACTCCGAGATCGCCCTGCAGTCGGCGGTCGGCCAGCTCCGCGAGCAGTTCAAGGACCGCAAGTACCTGACGGTGAGCATCACGCACGGAAAGGCGCGGAGCCTTGACCAGAACGCGATCAGCCATGCGTTTTACGAGCAGGTTTCCCGTGAGCTGAGCGAGGACAGCCCGCTAGGCGTGAAGTCGTTCTGCAAGCTCCACTTCGGCGTGCCGATCCTCCGTGCCGAGGACGACGACTTCCGCGCTAAGTACGACAAGGCCGTCAAGCCGATGGCCTACGAAGACAAGTTGATCCTGATGGAGTGGTTCCCGGTCACATCGCTGATGACCACTCCGCAGCTTTCGCAGTACCTGGAATCAGTCCAGCGCCATTACCAGCGGCTTGGCGTGTGGTTGGAGTTCCCCGAGCCGCATAACAAGAAGAGGGCAGCGTGATGAACACGATTTTTTGGGTAATTTGGGGTTCGGCCTGCATTTGCCTTGCCGCGTGGTATGTCAGGGCAGGGAAGGCAAACAATGCTACGCACCGCGAACGTAATCAGATCATCCAGGCCATGGACGCTGCCGGATGGCCTAGCCATCTCCATCGGCAGTACGGCCTTGTGGACTATCAGGCACACCTGCGGGAAAAGTTCTGGGGCCGGGACGCGCTCAGCCTATACCCGAGGGAGCTGCAAGAAGTAGTCCGGGCATACCGTGGAGAATGCGCATGAACCTCGAACAGATCGACACCAGCACTACGGCGGGGAAGGCTCGGGTACTGCTGGCCATGGCCTTGGACGAGCGCGGATACCCCTACGAGGCAGAGAACGTCCGCGATGGTTCTGACCTGGAGAGCTACGAAGGCGAGCTTCAGGCTATTGGCTGCCTCATTGACTTGGGACTGATTTCGTCTATCTCCGACCTCGCTGGGGAGAAGGGCTGATGGACTTCTCCGACTACAAGACCCGTAGCCGACTGACCGAGGCGAGCAACGCCGGGTACAGCGCCAGGCTCGACCGCAAGCCGATCACCTCGTGCCCGTTCGATGAAGGGACGGACGAGGCCAAGGCGTTCCAGCACTACTGGGGCCGGGCGGATCAGGACGAGCATCGGCGGCAGGGGAGGGCGGCGTGAAGCACTCCACCGGAACACCGACTGCAGCTGAGGCCGCCCGCATCGTGGCCTGCAAGGAAGGCCTGTGCGTGGCCTGCGTCATCCGCAGCGAGCAGGAAGACGCGCCGCAGTTCTTCATGGTCCACCCAGGCTGCGACTACCACCACCTGCTGAGTGGCGGGCGGCGCATTGGGCACATGGATGGGCTGGGCCTTTGCGCTTGGCACCATCGCGGGCTGGTCAATTGGGGCTGCACCCATCAGGAAATGAGGGCCCACTACGGCCCTAGCCTCATGGACGGCAGCAAGACGTTCCACGCGGCATTCGGCAGCGACGCCGTTCTGCTGGAGCGCCAGAACAAGATGCTGGGCATCGGGGAGGCCGCGTGAGAATACTTGCCATCGATCCTGGCACCGAGGGAAGCGGGTGGTGCCTGCTGCAGAACGGCAGTGTCTTGGAATCCGGCGTGATGCCGAACGATGAACTGCTTGTGGCCCTGCTCGGCTGGGGCGGGTATAGCAAGGACCAGCTGGCAATCGAGATGGTCGCCAGCTACGGGATGGCGGTGGGCCGTGAGGTGTTTGAAACCTGCGTGTGGATCGGGCGATTCCAGCAGGCGTGGAGAGTACCAGCATCGGTCAGGCTGGTCTACCGACGCGACGTGAAGCTGCATCTGTGCGGTAACGCCAAGGCCAAGGACGCGAACATCCGGCAGGCGCTGCTGGACTTGCTTGGGCCGCAGGGCACCAAGAAGGCACCGGGGCCGACCTATGGAGTCAAGTCGCACGCGTGGGCTGCGCTTGGCGTGGCCGTGACCGTGGCAGGTATCACTCCTGAGAACAGCAGGAGGGCAGCATGAGCCGCGCACAGCAGATCCGGCAGTGGCTGGCAGAGAACCCGGGGTGGCACTTCATAGGCGATGTCTGCGCGGGGGTGCCTGCAGTAGATCGGGACAGAGTTACCCGTGATGTGGATCAGATGGCCCGGCGCGGCCAGATCGAGTGCGTCGGGCGACACGGTACTAAGCGATATCGGTTTGGGCGACAGGCCCGCAAATACATCCGACAGGGGGAACATCATGCAAGCTGACACCTTCGGGGCATACGTCCGGGCCGAGCTGGAGCATTGGGGTAGGGAGTTTGCACTGCACCGCGACTGCGAGTACCTGGGCCATCAGTCCAAGAACCTCCTCGCTGTCCTGATCGAACACCACGGCGAGATGCCAGGCCGAGTTCAGGGGTTCAAACCGCTGGAGACGGACCTTCGCGCACAGCGGATAGAGGACATCGTGTACAGCATCGGCAGGGACCAGGTGGTCTATGCCTGCGTCCTGCGAGCCTACTACTGCGGCATGGGTCGAAGGAAGGTGGAACGTTGGGAGACGGCCAACCTTCTGTTGGTGCACGTCGGGGAGAAGCCAGTAAGCCAGCGGCATTACCTGACACTGCATGACGTGGCGTTCGCAGAGGTGAAAGGCGCCATGCGAGGGATCGCGATGGCTCAGGCAGCCTGATTTGAGGTGTTTTTGTCGAAGCCATATTGCAGAGGTGCGCACCTCTAGCGTAACTTTTCAGGCACTGTGACATAGAAGCCTCTCGGTCCCGAGGGGCTTTTTCTTTGCCCGTTCCCCCGTCCAGATCAACCCTCGCGCATAGCTGGCAGCGGGGCGGGCGCCCATTGGAGGATCCTGTGTCTGCCCTTGCCTATGCCATCTCACTGATAAAGCGGTGGGAAGGATGCAGGCTTGAGGCATACCCGGACCCCGGCACTGGCGGAGACCCTTGGACGATTGGCTACGGCGCCACAGGCCCGGGCATCGCCAAGGGCGTGAAGTGGACGCAAGCGCAGGCAGATGAGCGGCTGGCTCAGGACGTGACCCGATTCCTCAAGGGCGTTCAGTCGGCGGTGAAGAAGCCAGCCACTGACGCCCAGATCGGGGCTATGACCAGTCTGGCCTACAACATCGGCGCCAAGGCGTTTGCCAACTCCACCTTGCTGAGGAAGTTCAACACCGGGGACGTGGCTGGCGCAGCTGCTGAGTTCACCCGCTGGAACAGGGCTGGGGGGCGAGTCATGAAGGGCCTGACCAACCGGCGCCTTGACGAGCAAAGGGTGTTCCGCGAATGAGCGAAACCATGGACATCTTGGTCCGCATCCTCGCCATTGTCGTCCCCTGCCTCATGCTGGGCGTAGGCGCGCTGACGGGCTGGATCTGGATGCTCTGGCAGGACCACAACAAGCACAAGCTCTATGTGGCCGAGAACATGCTGAAGCAGGGCGCGCTGCAGGAAGTTAAGGAAGAGATCCACAGCCTGCGGGACGTGATCTACCGAATCGCCACCAAGATGGATGTCCCTGTGTTCTCGGAGCCCTTCAGGAAATGAGCGCCAACGACGAACTGGCCCGGGACTTTCGCGCAGGGTTGGAGCGGCTGGATTCGGCGTTGAGTCGGCTCCACGGTTCATCCGCCAACGGGAACGTGGTGCGCCTTGAGGGCGCCGGTTCTGTGTGGAACGGAATCGCCATTGGTATTGCACTGGCTGGGGTGACCCTTGGCGCCGTGTGGATCGCACACACCGCCAGCAGCGCCGATGTGGCTACCCGGCAGGCCGAGGCCTACCACAAGGCGGTCTATATGCTGGCCCCTCGCTTCGCCGAGGAGGTTGACAAGGAACTCCAGCGCCAGAAGGAGCGCGAAAAGAAATGAGCAGTCCTACCCCGATCATCACCAAGCCGCCGAAGGCTGCTAAGGCTAGTCTTCTGCCGCAGGGCCTGATGCCGATCCGCGACACCCTCAAGCACTACAGCACCTGGGCGCTGGCCGTCCTCGTGGCCTCCCCGGACTTGTACCAGGCCGCCAACACGCTCGGCATGCTGGCGGACGAGGCAATGCCGCAGGCGGTCGTGTGGTCGATCCGCGTGGTTGCAGGCTTCGGCCTGATCGCCAAGTTCATCAGTCAGCGTAAGCCCAACTGAGGGTTCAACATGTTGAAAGGTTCAAGCGAGATTGCTCCGGCTATGCCGGCGTCCGAAGTCGATAGCCTTCTGCGGGTACAGCGCGACCTCATGGACGAGCTGTCCCATGCTGTGATCCGCACCCGTTCTTCATTCGCAAAGGTGTTGGCGCCGGAGCGGAACGGCAAAGCCGACGCGTGCTGTTCTGATCCGGTTCCTGAGCGTGCCCCGCTCGTGGATGTGCTGATGAATGGGAACGCCCTCCTGTCCAGCATCTTGGCCGACCTGCATAGCATCAACGACCGAAGCGTTCTCTGAGGACTCATTCATGGAAAACCAGCACCGCAAGATCACCGGCTACCGGGAACTGAGCCAGGCCGAGATCGACCTGATGAACGAGATCAAGGCGAAGGGTGAGGAGCTGCAGGCCCTGGTCAACAAGGTCAACGACACGAACACCGCGATCGAGGGCGACAAGGGCGATTGCTACCGCTGGTCTGCAATTGCCAAGACCGACTTCCAGACCGGCCTGATGGCGCTGACCCGCGCTGTGGCCAAGCCGGGATCGTTCTAACGTGAGCATTCTGTCCCGTGTCCTGCTGGGAGCCGTATTGCTCCTAGTGGGCGTTGCCGTGTGGCAGCGCGGGACGGTAGCTCAGGCAGAGCGCGCCCGAGACAACGCCCAGACGGCCAAGGCAGTCGCAGAGCAGGAGCGCGACAACGCCATCGCCGTGATCGCGGTCGAGCGCCAACGGGTCAAGCGGGCCGAGGCAGTCGCAACCCAGTACGAGCAGGAGAAGGCAGATGCTGAATCGAAAGGCGCGGCTGTCGCTGATGGCCTGCGTGCTGGCAACCTCCGCCTGCAGCAGCGCTGGGCAGGCTGTGAGGCCCGAGTGTCCGACCTTAGCGCCAGCTCCGGCCCCGTTGATGACAGAGCCGACGACCGAGCGGGCAGTGCGGGCCGAATTGTTCGTGCCGCAGCCGCCTGTGACGCCCAAGTCCGTGGGCTCCAAGCCTTGGTGAGGGCTGATCGTGAGTGACATCGGTCGAGTGACCCGCTGCGTGGTTTCGGCGCATAACCGGGACCGCGTGCACTACGGGCAGGTCTACAGCCCTGAGCGTCGACAGCTTGTCACCGACTTCAACGGTGCGCTGCCTCCAGGGGTAACCATCTCCAAGGCAACGTGGAACACCCTAGACAACTGGACCGGGGTCATGTCTGACCCTGTTGTAGATGGCCGCAAGGTCTCAATCAACGTGCAGGCACAGATCGACGGCGCCTGCTGCATCCGCCTGGACGCGGAGCTGAGCAACGGGGAGCGCTACTGCCAGTGGCATGTCCTGCGCATCCTGCCAGCCCGCTATGTCCGCAACGACAACTGGATCACCGGCCCTCAGCAGTTGGTGGCATTCCCGAGTTAAGCCATGGCGCGCCCTACTGACTACAACGACCAGATCGCTGACGTGATCTGTGAACGGATAGCGGACGGCGAGTCGCTGCGGGCCATCTGTGCTTGCGAGGGCATGCCGAGCAAGGCCACTGTATTCAGGTGGCTTGGCAAGCACAAGGAGTTCCAAGACCAATACGCACGTGCGAGGGATGAACAGGCCGAATCCTTTGCCGACGAGCTGGTTGCGATCTCGGATGAGCAGGAAACCGTGGTGAAGGATGCCGAGGGCGGCACGACCATGGTGGTGTATGACTCCACGGCGGTTGCTCGTAATCGGCTGCGGGTCGACACCCGCAAGTGGGTGGCAAGCAAGCTGAAGCCCAAGAAGTACGGCGACCGCCTGGACAGCACGGTCACTAACGTGACGTTGACCCATGAACAGTGGCTCGCCTCGCTTGAAGACTGAGGAGGTTGAGGCGCGGCGCCGGCTGCGGGACGACCTGGAGTTCTATTCCAAGAACTGCATGTTCATCCGCAGCAAGTCGGGAGCCGTCCAGGCGCTGCGATTCAACAGGGCTCAGGCCTACATCCATGAGCGGCTGGAGGAGCAGAAGGCCGCTACCGGGAAGGTTAGGGCGCTGATCCTGAAGGGCCGTCAGCAGGGTTGCTCGACATACGTTTCGGCCAGGTATTACCACGCATCCTCATGGAGGAGGGGGGTTAGGACCTTCATCCTGACGCACGAGGACGCGGCCACTCAGAACCTGTTTGAGATGGTGAACAGGTATCACGAGAACTGTCCTGAGTTCGTTCGTCCCAGCACTGGGGCGGCGAACGCCAAGGAGCTGTTGTTCGATGGCCTGGACAGTGGCTACAAGGTCGGCACGGCTGGCACCAAGGGCGTCGGCCGCTCCAGCACGATCCAGCTGTTCCATGGATCCGAGGTGGCGTTCTGGAAGAACGCAGAGACCCATGCTGCTGGCGTTCTGCAGGCGGTGCCAAACGAGGACGGGACCGAGGTCATCCTTGAGTCCACGGCCAACGGCATCGGCAACTTCTTCCACCAGAACTGGCAGGCAGCTGAGCGCGGCGAAGGCGACTTCATCGCGATCTTCGTGCCGTGGTACTGGCAGGAGGAGTACCGCCGCGCTGTGCCGGCCGGGTTTGAGCTGGATGAGGACGAGCGCGCCTATGCCCAGCTGTATGGCCTGGACATGGAGCAGATGGCGTGGCGCCGGAACAAGATTTCCGAGCTGAAGGACGCCGCGCTGTTCAAGCAGGAATACCCGGCTACAGCAGCTGAGGCATTCCAGATGTCCGGCCACGATAGCTACATCAAGCCAGCATTGGTGGCCCAGGCGCGTAATACCGTCAAGGACCCGGCTGGGCCGCTGGTGATCGGCCTGGATCCGGCGCGCTTCGGCGACGACAGCACAGCGATGATCAGGCGACGAGGTGGCAAGGCGTTCGGTCTGGAGCGCCGGGCCAAATGGGACACGATGGCAGTTGCTGGCTGGGCCAAGAAGGTCATTGATGAAGAAGCCCCAGCAAGGATGTTCATCGACGTTGGCGGTATTGGCGCAGGCGTCTATGACCGACTGAAGGAGATGGGCTACGGAAAGGTGGTCGTAGCCGTCAACTTCGGTTCTGCGCCGCAAGAGCCGCCAAAGGACGGCGGCGGCCCTGCCAACCGTCGCGCCGAGATGTGGATGCGGTCGAAGGAATGGCTGGAAGAGATCGCAGGGGTGGAAATCCCCGACGACGACGCTCTGCAGGCCGATGCCTGTGGGCCTGGGTATCGGTACGACAGCCATTCACGTCTGATCCTTGAGTCAAAAGAGCATATGCGCGAACGAGGCATCAGCAGCCCCGATGGTTGGGACGCGCTGGCGCTGACGTTCGCTGAGCCTGTGGCAGTGGCTGCACCTATCCGCCTCAACTTCGCATCGGAATTCGCCTAATGGCTGAGTACAAGAACACGCCAGAAGATCCGAAGTTCGCGACGGAGCGGTCGGGCGTGGACAAGGAGGCGCTCCACAAGGAGATGCTGTCCCGGCACCAGTACGCCCGCGACTACTGGCGCAACCAGTACCGGCTGGCTGAGCAGGACATGGAGTTCGCCTTCATGCCTGATACGCAGTGGGACGAGTGGATGGCGCAGACCCGTGCGGGTCGCCCCATGTACACCGTGAACAAGCTGCGCCAGGCAATGAAGCAGATCACCAACGACCAGCGCCAGAACAGGCCGCAGGCGAAGGTGAGGGCAGTCGAGGATAGCGATGCTGACCTGGCCGAGATCCGTCAGGGTCTGATCCGCAACATCGATCAGACCAGCGAGGCCGACCGAGCACGGGACACCGCCTTCCAGTTTGCGGTGGGCGGCGGCTACGGCGTGTGGCGCGTCAACTACGGATACGAGGACGACGGCGGCTTTGACATGGTCATCCGCAAGGAGGAGATCGCCAATCCCTACACGGTGGTCTTCGACCCTGCGGCCAAGTCAAAGGACCGCCGCGACGCCCGCTTTGCCTTCGTGGACAGCACTTGGGCACGCTCGGCATTCCGGGAGAAGTGGCCTGATGCCCAGCTGGTTTCGGTGGATGACTGCGGCGAGACGCACCGCGACTGGTTCCAAGAGGAAGAAGTAACCGTATCGGAGTACTGGTACAAGACCAGCGAGACGTACACCCTGGTCCTGATGTCCAACGGCGCCTCATACGACGAGGCTGAAATCGTCGACGTGCTGGACGAGATGGCCCAGGCAGGAATCACCGTCCAGCGCAGCCGCAAGGCAACCCGCGAAAAGGTCTGGCAGTGCATCGTGTCCGGCGCGGAGATCCTGGAAGGCCCCAACGAGTGGGCTGGCCGCTTCATCCCGCTTGTGCCGGTCTGGGGAGAAATCCTCAACCTTGGCGGCAAGGAAACGTTCTTCGGTGCCGTCCGCTTCGGCAAGGACGCCCAGCGCATGTACAACTACGAGCGCTCTACGTTCATCGAGGTTCTGTCCGACCAGCCTTACAGCCCGTTTATGGCTCCGGCAGAGTCGTTGGCTGGTTACGAGGGACAGTGGAACAGCCTGAAGACAAAGCGGCCGCCTGTGCTGCTGTACAAGGCAGACCCGGCCCTGCCCAACGCAGGTAAGCCGTCACGCGAGCCTACAGCGCAGTTCCCGGCAGCACTGGCTCAGGCTGCAGCCATCAGCAGCGACGATATCAAGGCTGCGACTGGTATCTACGATGCCAGCCTTGGCGCTAGGTCCAACGAGACGAGCGGCCGGGCGATTCTGGCCCGCCAGCGCGAGGGCGATGTAGCCAACTTCGACTACATCGACAACCTGTCGTACGCCATGAAGTACGACTTCGAGATCACGAACGACCTGATCTCCAAGATTTACGACACCGAACGCCAGATCCGCATCATCGGTGAGGACGGCGCCGAGAAGGTAATCCGAGTCAATCAGACAGTTGTTGATCAGCAGACGGGCCGCGAGGTGACGTTGAATGACCTGTCTCAGGGGCGGTACGACATTGCGGTGACCATCGGTCCGAGCTACACGACCCAGCGGATGGAAGCCGCCGAAGCGATGATGCAGCTGGCGAATGACCCCAGCCCACTGGGCATGGTTGCCAAGTATGGCTTCATCAAGTCGCTCGACATGCCGGGCCTTGAGGACGTGCGCAAGGCCGCCCGCCGAATCGTCGTCCAGGCCGGTTTGCTTGAGCCGGAAGAGGGTGAAGAGGTTCCGCAGCAACAGCAGCCTAGCCCTGAGCAGCTGGCTCAGGCGCAGAAGATGCAGGCTGATGCGAAGAAGTCCGAAGCGCAGTCGGTTAGCTACATGGCCTCGGCCCAGAAGGACGCTGCTCAGGCTGAATCCATCCAGTTGGACAACATGTCCAAGGAACAGCAGGCAGAGCTACAGGAACTATTCCGAACGTTCCTGACAACGCAGATCGGAATGCAAGGGGCCCAGATGGGCCCCTTCTCTTTTCAGTGATCCAAAACCGTACCGGTGAGGTTCACCGGGCCAATATCGCCAGAGGCGCACATGAGTGACGAAGTGACCAAGCCGGGTCCGGTGGACAACAGCCACCTGGACGCGGGCATTGCCGCGCGAGCCGAGAAATCCGAAGCACAGAAGCCAGTGGAGAAGGAGACCACTGAGCAGACGGTGGAGGTTCAGACCGGCGAGCAGAACGACACCGAAGGATCGGCAGCTTCGGAAACGGATGATGCCGCCGCCCAAAAGCCCAAGAACAAGGGCGTGGGGAAGCGCATCGATGAGCTGACGCGTGAGAAGTACGACGCGTTGCGTGAGCGGGATCACTGGCGCGAGCAGGCACTGCGCAACCAGCGCCAGCCAGAGCCGCGTCAGGAACAGGCAAGCCAGACGGAACAAGCCTCCGACAAACCAACCATGGAACAGCATGGTTTCGACGTCGCCGCCTATACCGAGGCCTTGTACGAATGGCACAAGCAGCAGGACGCCAAGAGTGCGCAGAAGGCCAAAGAGGCTGAAAGCGAACAGGAACGTGCCAAGAGATATCAGGACAGCGTGCAGGCATTTGCCGAGCAGCACCCCGATTTCCATGACGTGTTCCACGGTGGCGTGCCCGTGTCAGTCGCGATGGCTGAGGCTATCACTGAAACGGACAACCCAGCTGCTATCGCCTATTACCTGGGTCAGAACCTGGACGAAGCCGCGCGTATTGCGGCCATGAGTCCCACGGGTGCCAGCCGAGCCATCGGTCGCATCGAGGCGAAGTTGGAATCCCAGGCCGCTCCTGCTGCCGCTGAACAAGCGCGTCAGCCAGAAACCAAAACCGTTACCAAAGCCCCGCCTCCGGTGACCACGCTCTCCGGTGCTCCGCCTGTCGTGAAGGACCTGACCGAGATGTCAATGGCCGACTACGACGCGCAGCGCAGGAAAGAGCGCAAGGCCCGTGGGCTCTAAGGAGACATTCCCATGGCAAATCAGTTTCTCACCACCCAGCTAATCACTCGCGAAATCCTGTCGGTCCTGCGTCAGAAGCTCACCTTCCTGCGCAAGATCAACATGGAGTACAAGGGCGAGTTCGCCGTAACTGGCGCCAAGATCGGCGACACCGTCAACATCCGTGTGCCGACCCACGCCAAGATCCGCAGCGGCCGCATCATGGATGCGTCCAACATGGTCGACAAGACCGTTCCGCTGACCATCTCCGATCAGACCGGCGTCGATCTGGTGTGGAACAGCTCGGACATGGCCCTGAAGATTGATGACTTCAGCGCCCGTTACCTGGATCAGCCCATCGCCGACTTGGCATCGCGCATCGAGCAGACCGTTCTGCAGCGCGCCCTGCCGTTCGCGGCCAACTTCGTGCCCAACGCCGATGGCAAGCTGGACTTCGTGGAAGCTCTGCGTGCCAACAAGGTGCTGACCGACAATCTGGCGCCGACTCGTCGGTTCATGGTGACCAACACCAGCGGCACGGTCCAGGTGGTCGACCAGCTGAAGGGCTTCTTCAACGCCCAGGATCGTCTGGCCGAGCAGTATGAAGACGGTCTGATGGCCCGCGCAGCTGGCTTCGACTGGTTCGAAACCACCAACATGCCGGCACAGGCCTATGGCACTTCGGCTATCCCGGGCACCTATCAGGTCAACGGCGCCAACCAGACCGGTAGCTCCATTGCGGTTAACACGGGCACTGGCACCCTGGTTGCCGGTCAGCACGTCACTTTCGCGGGCGTGTTTGCCGTCAACCCGGCCACCAAGGTCTCGACCGGCGTTCTGCAGACCTTCGTCGTGACGGCCAACTACGCCGGCGGCGCTGGCAACCTGCAGATCTCCCCGGCCATCGTCACCAGTGGCCCGGAGCAGAACGTCACCGCTTCCCCGGCTGCTGCCGCTGCTGTTTCTGTCTTGGGTGCAACCGCTCAGACCGGCGTCAACCTGGGCTTCGCTCGTGACTTCCTGACCTTCGCAACGGTCGACCTGCCGCTGCCGGAGAACAAGGAAGCCAGCCGTATGCAGTTCGACGGCCTGAGCCTGCGCATGATCCGCGACTACGACACCGTCAACGATCAGTTCCTGAATCGCGTCGATATCCTTTGGGGTTCGGCCGTTCTGCGCCCCGAGTTCGGTGTGGTCATCCCGAACGACCCGACCAACTTCTAAGGAGAAGAAACGATGCCACTTTCGCCCGATACCGTCGCCGCTGCTGCGACCGAAAACCCCGATGGCACCCTGCTGGGGCGCAACGCCGACTCGAAGGTCGGCTTCTTTGGCGCCACTCCGGCAGTGCAGCCCGCCGCACTGAGCTTGGCAAGCGTCACCGCCGCGCAGCTGGCAACCGCACTGGCCTCGCTGGGCCTCATCAAGACCACCGCGTAAGGAGGCCGTCATGGCTGAGTTCAAGCACGCCAAATACCTTCACAAGGATGGCGAAGTGGAGCTTTTCGCGGGCGACGAAGTCGAAGATGCACTGGCCGATGGCTGGGAGTATCCGAAGTTTCCGCGTTCGAACGGCGAGGACTGGAATCCCGAGGTTCCGGCAGACGAGGTGTCTGCAGCTGATGCAGCCGCCGAGGTTCAGAAGGCCAATCGTGCACGCCAGGAAAAGCTGGATGCTCGCGAGGCCAAGGCTGAATCCAAAGCCGCTGGTAAGAAGTAACAAGTCGCAGTAGTCAGTGAATTGGGGCGTCCTTCGGGGCGCCCCTTCTTTTTGGGGGTTTGCCATGTCGAAGGTTTCCGAAATCGTTTCTGGAGCCCTGGGCCTGCTGCGCGTTCTGGATGCAACGGAGGCCCCGGAGGCCGAGGACATGGAGACGGGCATCTTCACCCTCAACCAGATGATGATCCGCTGGGAAGCCAACGGCTACTCAGTGGGTTGGTCTCCGGTTTCCAACCCATCCGACGAGATGCCGAATGTGCCGGAGGCCGATGAGGCCATCATGTACAACCTTGCCGTCAAGCTTCGCCCGCGCTACGGCGTGAGCATTGATCCGGATGTCTTTGAAGAGGCTAGGCGGCTGAAGTCTGACGTACTGGCTGATGTGTTTTCTTCCAGCCCCATGGAGATGGAGCGCGGCATCCCAGGCTTCCGTTGCCGCTACAACACCCGCAGTGACGGGTATCGCTGGTAATGCGCGCTCAGCCCGTAGACCTGATCGGCGGCTTCTACACCAGCGATAGCCTGCCGTGGTCGTGCCAGGACACGGTGAACTGGCTGCCGGTGATGGCGGAGGTGGCTGGGACGCGGACTGTGTCGATGTTCGCGACTCCCCCTGGCCTCAAGCCTTACCAGCAGATTGGCACTGGCCCGATTCGCGGCATGCACGACTGCGAAGGGCTGCGACTGATCGTGTCGGGCCGATACCTCTACCGTATCAGCAACACTGGCGTTGGCGTTCCGCTGGGGATCATCCCTGGTGTCGGCCGCGTCCAGATGACGCACAACCAGTTCAAGACTGGCTATCAGGTGCTGGTTGAGAACGGGCAGGGCGGTGGCGGGTATGTCTACAACACGGTAGACGACACCTTCGCCAAGATCACGGACGAGGGCTACCCCGGTTCGATCTCGTCGGACTACCTCGACTCGTATCTGCTGGGCGTGGAGCCGCAGGGGCGCTTCTGGTTCCACTCCAACCTTGCTGACGCCACCGACTACAACACCCTTGATCGATACGAGGCTGAGGCCGCGCCCGACAAGATCGTAGGACTGGCCGTTAGCCAGTTTGAGGTCGTCGTCTTCGGGCAGCGGACGATTGAGTTCTTTTTCAATGCTGGCGGCCAGACTGGCACGTTCCAGAACCGCCGCCAGTCGATCACCCGTGGCTGTGCGTCACGTCATACCATCCAGAAGCTGGACAACACCCTGTTCTGGCTCGGCGATGACGGCGTGGTCTACCGCATGGAAGGCTACGCAGCCCGTCCGGTGTCCACACGAGCGCTAGAGAAGGCCATTTCCGGCTACAACTGGGCCGAGGCCATCGCCTTCACCTGGGAGGATCGCGGCCACAAGGTCTACTATCTGACCTTCCCTGACGGACAGACCTTCGGCTACGACGTGGTGAGTGGCCTGTGGCATCGCCGCGAGTCCTTCGGGATCAACCGCTGGCGCTTGAGCCATACCCAGAAGTGGGGGCGCGACTGGTTTGGCGGCGACTTCCAGAACGGGCGCACCTGGCAGCTCGACTGGGATTATTTCCTCGAGGGCGATCAGCCGATCATTAGCGAGCGTAGCTCCGGCGTAGTGGCTGACAATCAGAGCGCGCTGCTGCTGCCCAATGCCGAGCTGATCTTCGACACCGGGCATGGGCCGCCAACAGCGCCTATTGCGTTCCCCGCTCAGCCTTCGATGCCGGTTCTGTCTGGACAACTCCCTGTTGGTTACGTCGAGAATGCGTATAGCTACACAATCCCAGTGTCTGGAGGGACTGCGCCGTATACGTTCGCGGTGGTTGATGGAACGCTTCCTAGCGGCCTGTCGCTAACGGCGGCTACAGGCGTAATCAGCGGGGTCCCATCCCAAAGTTTTTCCGGGGCGGTAACGATCCGAGTAACTGATTCAGCCCAGATGTGGGATGAAAAGTCCTACCAGGTCGAGATCTATTCGACGCTGCCAGCCTTCATGGACCAAGCACGCTCGTACCGGATGCAGGCTGACGGGACATATGTACTCTACGGGAGCAATCCGATTGGAAGCGGAGGCACCTACTTGGGCCTGACGGTTTCCAGGTCAGCAAAGTACATCGCTGGGCCTATGGGGACTTCAACCATCGTGCTGAGCTGGGCTAAGCTGAATGGAGCAGGTACGCAATACACGCTTCTGCCATCTCCGCCGCAGCCTACAACTGGAACCTGTCGATACTGCAGGTTCAACCCTGATGGTAAGTTCTTGGCAGTACTCACCAGCACGACGCTGTTTGTCTATGCCGTTAATCAGTCAGACGACACCCTTTCGATAGTTTCGTCGTCGGCAGCTGGGACAGACGCTACCACTGTGTCATGGCGAGCAGACGGCAAGCGTGTAATCGTTGGGACATCATCGGGGGGTGGATTCAACTGGCGCGCTGTCTACGTAGTAGATAGTAACGGCGTTATTGGCTCGCGCTATTCTCCCGCAACGTCTGTCGGCGCTCAGTCTGGTATCGATTTCGATTGGAGTCCAGATTCCAAGTATGTAGCCGAGCGGAACAATACTGGCCTATATATTTGGCTGGTAACTGATTCTGCAATTACGTTGCAAGCACAAAGCTCAACTGGTAGCGGTCGTGGAGCATATTTCTCTGCCGATGGGCAGTGGGTCTATTCCTTTGGATCAGGAGCAGCCTCAGCTCGGCGTTACCCATTCTCCAGCGGGAGCCTTGGCACTGCGAGTCCGACGACTTGGCAGAATTCATCGACTGTGAATGACAGTTCAATATCCAGCGACAAGACACGGATCACAGTAGCGACATCCGGCACTCCCAGCCTCCCTGTTCTGCTCACCCACGGCGGTGATCTTGTGCTAGATGCGAACCAGCCTCCGACACCAACCACCACATCAACCTGTGTTAGATGGACATCGGGTGAATCAGATGGCTGACACTGACCACTACGTGGAAATGTGCTACAGCGTCGACGGCGGTGCGAACTGGTCGAACTGGAAGCAACGCAGCATTGGTGAGGTGGGGCAGTATGCCAAGCGCGTGCGCTTCATGCGCCTGGGCAAGTCCCGGCAGCGCGTTTTCCGCATACGCGTTTCCTCTCCGCGCAAGCATGACCTTCTGGGCGCGGTTCTGACCCCGGAACAGACGGAAGACTGATGAAGATTGCGACCGATCCATGCTTCCTGCAGGAAGTCATGGATCACCCCGCCGTGCGTCCGTGGATTGGACCGGATGGCGTGGAGGGGTCGTGGCCGCTAGCTGCGATCTTCGATCAAGGAATCGGGATCGAGTTTGAGGGCGGCGGGTTCTTCTTCCACCGGCTTGGCGATGGTGTTGTTGAGGTACACACCATGTTCCTGCCGGGATCGAAGGGCGTGGCCCGGTTCTGTGCTCAGGCGGCGGAATACCTGTTCTGCGGGACCGAAATGACCAAGATCGTCACGAAGGTGCCGGTAGACAACGTGCCAGCCCTGCGCCTGACCGAGCGCGTCGGATTCCGCCTCGACTACGTGCGACCTACTGCCTTCCTGCGCGGTGGTGTTGCCCACGACGTGAAGCACTACAGCTGGGACATTGATCTCTGGCTGCGCGGCACGGACGGCCCGCAATGGGCGTATGAGCGCTGCTGCGCAATGGACAACAAGAACAAGGGCCTGCGCCTGCGATACCGCTGGGCAGTGATGAACGACGACTATTCGGTATTGGAGAGCTGATATGCCAGCTGTAGGTGCAATTGTGGGGGCTGCCGGCAGTCTTGTTGGCGGGAAAATGCAGGCGGACGCTGCCGGGCGTGCAGGCGATGCGGCCACGGGTGCATCTCGCGACTCGATCAACGCCCAGGTGGCGATGTACAACCAAAGCCGTGCGGACACGCTGCCGTATCAGGTGACCGGTACGGGCGCGCTCAACCTGCTGGCACAGATGTATGGCCTGCCGACATACTCGGCGCCGCTCTCTAGCGGCATTCAGATCACCCAGCCTGAACCAGCCAAGAAGAAGAAGCGCAGCCTCTTCGACAAGATCACTGACCCTGCCAACCTCGCCGGACAGTTCGGCGGCACCAGTTACGACCCGATGGGCTTCTTCAGCAGTGGCAGCACTGGTGGCGGTGGGAGCCTTCAGTTTTCCACAGGCGGCGGAACTGGCAATGCGCCGGCGGGAGGCGGGACCGTGGATCAGGGTACTGGCACCCCTGACTTCAGCATGTTCTATCAGACGCCCGACTACCTCGTGGCGCGAGATGAAGGCATCAACGCTCTCGACCGTGGCGCTGCTGCTCGTGGCGGTCTGTACTCGGGCGGAGCCGACGCTGACCGGATGACCTTCGCGTCGAACCTTGGTTCAAAGGCTTTCGGCAACTTCCAGAACTCGCTCTTCCGACTGGCAGGCCTCGGCGGCTCGGCGAATAGCGAGCTGAACAGCTTGGGCCAGAACACCGCAGGTCAGATCGGTAACCAGCTCGCCAACGCAGGCAACGCCCGCGCTTCGTCCTATCTCAACCAGGGTCAGGCCTGGAACAACGCGCTTGCCGGTGTCGGCGGTGCATTCGGTGATTACTGGGCCACTCGGAGGACCTGATGGCAAATTTCTACGAAGCCTTCGCACGTGGGCAGGCCAACGGCCTTGAGCGGCAGAATGCGATCACCCAGCGCAACATGCTGGCCGAGCTGCAGACTCTTGCTCCTCAGGTCATGGCTGGTGATTTGGATGCAACAAGCCGAGCATATGCACTGGACCCCAAGCGAGCTGAGGCATACCAATCCGAAGGCAACAGGCAGCAGCAGCAGCTTGTTGGTCTGGCAAAGACGCTCAAGCAGTATGCCGACAATCCGCAGATGCAGGCGGGCGTATACCGTTCGGCGCTGCCATACCTAAAGAGGAACTTCGGCGCTGAGATCCCCGATCAGTTCGATGCGGCCACGGTGATGCCCATCGTTGACCAGGTTCTGTCGGTTGCAAGCAACACGCCGAATTTCAATGGGCAGACGCCCACTGACGTGCGCTCCTTCCAGATGATGACTCAGGGTCTGAGCCCGGAAGATGTGGAGCGCGCACGCCGCATCAACCTCGGCCTGGCTGGTCGGGAGTCCTCGGCAGCCATCGGCTATCAGAAGGTGAAGGGGCCCGACGGTGTTGAACGTCTGGTGGCCGTTGACCCGCGTCAGATTGGTGCGCAGGTCGTGGGTGACGGCACCGGCTACGGCTCGTTCTCGCAGCCGGCACCGATGGCGGGAGGCGGCAACCACTTCGCAGCCTTCAGCCAGCTGGCGACTGAGTTCCCGTCGGTGATGATGACCAGCGGTGTGCGTTCTGCCGAACGCAATGCCCAGGTCGGAGGTCAGCCCAACAGCCAGCATCTCAATGGCACTGCAGCAGACTATGCAGTCCCGACCAACCAGAAGCCTGCATTCATCTCCCGTGCGCGCCAGCTGGGCTATCAGGCCATCGATGAGGGCGATCACATCCACCTGCAGGTGCCTCGCGGTGCTGGCGGTGCTGGCGGTGGTGCGAACCTGTTCGCCGGTCGCCGCCCAGAGGATGAGGCGGCGGCTGTCGAGGCGGCAAAGCTGGGTACTCAGCAGCAGTTCCTCCCGCAGGAGCTGGCGATGCGCACCCAGGCCGCCCTTGCTCAGGAGGCTGGCAAAGCACAGGTTGGCGCCCAAGCAGATGCCAACAAGCTGCAGACAACTCGCACCCGGGATGCGAACACGGCTCTCGACCTGCTTGACGATGCGCAGGCCATCCTCAACTCGGGCGCCACGGGTAGCCTTATTGGTGCTGGTGCTGACCGGTTGGCGGGCGTTTTCGGCCGATCCACCCAAGGCGCCCAGGCGACTGCAGCCCTGCAGACAATCGCGGGACAGCTGACTTCCAAGATGCCGCGTATGGAAGGCCCGCAGTCGGATCGTGATGTACAACTTTACAAGCAGATGGCCGGTGACCTTGCCAACGATACGCTGCCAGTCCAGACGCGCCTTGCCGCGCTCGAGCAGATCCGTTCGTTGAACAGGAAGTATGCGAACAGGCAGTCGTCGGCATCTCGGGAACAGGGCGCTCAGCGCACCATCGTCCGCCGAGGCACCTCCAACGGACGCCCGGTCGTCCAGTACAGCGACGGGGCCATCGAATATGGCAATTGATCCGTCCACCATCGTTTGGGACGACGAGCCCCAGCGGCCGCAGCTGGCCCGTGGGCAGCTGTCAGCTGGCAACATCGACCTCACCAAACGCCCTGTAGTTCGAAACGCGGATGGATCGATCTCGACTGTACGCTCAATCTCCGCGAACTTTGACGGCCGTGAGTACCTGATCCCGACCGTCTCCGATGACGGTAGGATCCTCAGCGATGATGATGCGATTGATCTGTTCCGGCGCACTGGTCGGAACCTCGGGGCCTTTGACACTCCTGAGAATGCAACAGCATATGCAGAAAGTCTCCATAACGATCAAGCGCGCATGTACGACCGCCCAGACCCCAGCACGATTGTCTGGGATGACGAGCCTGCAGGTGGCGATCAGGCCCTGAACATCGACATTGTCGGTGGCACAAGGGAGAGTGATGTCGGTCGAGGAGGCATTCCTAACCCCACCGACAACATGAGCGGTATCGACCGATTTCGCGCTGGCGTCGGCAAGTCTTTGGTTGATACGTATCAGGGGTTGAAGCAGGCCGCTGGCGACGTTGGATCCTCACCTCTTCTAGCATTGCAGCAGGGGACTGTTGGCGCCTTGAGCGGTGGTGGTTTCCTGGAAAGCGGATTGGTTGCCCTTTCCAAGCTTGGGGCCGAGCGCAAGCGACTGCGTGATGAGGAAGCTGCGCGCCGAGAGATTGACCGGCCACTGCTTGATACTGGGGCCGGGTTCAGCGGGAATGTCCTTGGGACGATTGCACAGATCCTTGGCCCTGGCGTCGCAGCTCGCGGCACTACGGCCGCGAATGCCCTTCTGCCAACCACTGTGCGAGGCAATGCTCTTCAGGGCCTAACCATCGGCGCTCTGCAGCCGGTCGCCTCGGAGAATGAGCGTGTTGGGAACGCGCTGTTGGGCGGAGTGGGCGGCGGCGCTGGCGCTCTTGCGGCAAAGGGCGCGGGTGCTGCTCTGAACACCGGCCGAAACCTCCTGGCGCGTACCGGCCTCAATGCCACTGACCGGCAGGCCGGTAATGTACTGGCGCGCGAGGCTACCAACCCGAACAACCTCACTATTACTCAGTCTGATGTCCCCGGCGTACAGCGGACCCTGGGCGAGGCTAGTGGCGATTCCGGCCTCATGGCCTTGGAGAATCTGATGCGTGCGCGGAATCGAGGTGCATTTGAGCCCATCGATTTGAGAAACAACGCCGCCCGTGTGCAACAGTTGCAGAATATCGCTGGAACCGAGGGCGACATGGCAGCAGCCGAAGCTGCGCGCGAGAGTGTGGTCGACACGGCATTGCAGAGGGCAATGGCGGAAGGTCGCCAGTTTGAATCCTCACTGGAGCAGGCCAACCGTTCGTTGACCCCCTCCCAGAGGCTGCAAGGCGAGGATGTGTCAGAGGGCCTACGTAACCTTCGCCTTATGGCATCTCGCATGTCGTCTGAGTATGCCCCACGCCCGAGCGTTCAATCTGCGATCAACGACGTTGGCCGAGCTCTTGATTCCGCAGGCGAGTCGGTTGGGTCGCTATACCTTGTCCGGCAGTACATCGGGGACCTCTTGCAGGGCAAGGCTGGCGCCGACAAGAGTTATGCGCGTGCAGCTTCCCGAGAATTGATGCAACTTCGCGAGGCGTTGGACAGCGAGCTGGCAAACCGTGCGCCTAGCTTCCCTGAATACCTCTCTGCCTACCGCAATGCCTCCAAACCAATCAACCGCATGGAAGTTGGTCGAGAGATCCTTTCTCGCTCATCTAGCACTGCGCAAGACCAGCTCGGGAACCCGATCCTTACGCCGTCGGGCGTGTCGCGCTCGACCAACGATCTGGATGCTATCGCCGCCAAGGCCACTGATTTCAAGAAGGCGAGGGCTACTGACATCCTGACTGCCTATGACCTGGCGTCGCTGCGCGCGATTCAAGACGACATGCAGAGGATTGCCCAGCGTAGCCGGTCGGCGACAGCTGGTAGCCAGACTGCGGAGCGGCTGAGCATTGGCGAGAGAGCCGCTGTGCGTGGCGTTGGCAGCCGGCTGCCGTGGGTTGGGCCACTCTTCGAGCATTTCGAGCAGCAGGCTAATCAGCGCTTGTCGGAGCGACTGGCGTATCTGATGGCAAACCCGTCAGAGGCTCAACGGGTTCTGGCCGCGCTTCCCAAGGAGGATGCCGGGGTTGTCCGTAAGTCGCTCAACCAGCTTGCGCTGGCGGCAGGCCGCTCGGCTCAGCCTTCAGCTGACTAGAAGTAGCGGTCCTTGGTCAGAAAGTCTCGCCACTTCTGGCTGGGGATCAACCAGCGCACCAGAGCGTTTCCACCCTTGATGGCAAGCAGCCAGTAAGCCAGTACAAAAAGCGGCGCGAAAAGCAGTTTCAGGCCGATGGCATAGAGCCAAGTCATGACGACACCTGTGGACATGTGGCCCGAATCCTACCACCCAAATGTCAAGCGCGCTGCGCGGAGATATCCACAGCTTTGTTGCTCACTGAGAGTCCGTCGGTGCCGCTAGCATTTACCTGTCGGTGAGCGTGATTGAGCGTACCGACCCCAAAACGGCGAAGGGCCACCAGTTCGCGCTGGTGACCCTTCATGTATCCGCAGTGACCTGACCACCGAGGACCATGACCAAGAATACACCCAAAACGCACCTTGGAGTTAAAGGGGCCATGAGCAAAGAAGGCGCTGACCGGGCTGGCAACAAGCTGGCAAACGCGGCTCTGATTGCGGCTATCGGGCTGTCCGTAGCCGCCGTGATATGGGCTATCAAGTGGTGGTAGCCCGCCATCCAAAATCCTGAACACCCGAAGCCCCGCCTTGAGCGGGTTTTTTTATGCCCGAAGCCCGTCAACGCGGGCTTTTTCTTTGGGAGATCCCATGAGCGGCCGCTTCTACGACCCAAACCCGGTGTATTTCGACATCCTGAGCAATCAGCCGGTGGCCGGTGGCTTCCTGCAGTTCTATGACCAGGGCACGACCAATCCCCGCATGACATGGTCAAACCAGGGGCTGACGATCCCGAATACCAACCCGGTGCCGCTGGACAGCTCGGGCCGGGCCAACGTGAACATCTGGCTGTCCGGGTCCTATACCGTACGGTTGACCGATAGCCTTGGCGCCGTGATCTGGACCCGGGATGTGAATGACGGCTCGGTGGGGAACAACGTGTTCCCGACGCTCGAGGCAGGCAAGTTCCTGACCAATGACGGTTCGGTGGTGCTGTGGGAGGACATCATCCAGCTTCCTGACCCGACCGGCTCGGACGGCAAGATGGTCGTTGCCAGTGGTGGTGGCTATGTCCTCCAGGCCCAGCCGACGGCGCCGGTTTCGCCAATCGTGGTCACGGACACCTCGGTCAAGTACGTCGGCACCAGTTCGGTCATCCTTGAGCAGTGGGGGACGTTCTCAATCCCAGCCAGCGGGGCACAGATTGCGAGTGGCTCGTTCAACTTCCCTGTCGCATATGCCACTGTCCCGAACGTCCAGGTGACCATAAACCGGGGTTCCGGCGCGGTAGCTGCTGGGTTCATCGGTGACATTGGAGCTACCGCAAGCACTACAGGAGCTACGATCTATTGGGACCTGGGCGTCGATGACGTGAGGTCCCAATACAACCTCAGCAGCCCGCTGCCGGTGATGTGGCGAGCGATTGGCAAGGTAGCCAGCTGATGGTCAGCCGCTTCCCTGGCGAACAGCCGCGCTTTGACCAGCCGGTAGTTGATCAGGCAGGGCGGGTCACGCAGGCGTGGGCGAACTACTTCCTGCGGCTGGCCTCGGCCCAATCGAGCGATGACCTGCGTGCTCTCTATGAGGCCCTTGCTGCCCGCGTTGCGGCGCTGGAGGACGGCGAGGGCGGCAGCTTCCAGATCCTCGGACAGCAGTCCATCGCGGTAAACGGCATACCGCAGCCTGGCTATGTGGTGGTCATCACCCTGCAAGGCGATGAGGAAAGCCCAGGCAACACTGAGTACTACGGCACCGGCCCGGATGGCACGAAGGGCTGGTTCCCTGTCTCTGGCACCATCACGGTTGCGGCTGGAGAGCTGACAAAAGCCATTGGCACCGATGGCGTGACCACGTTCGGCCTCGCCGATGTTGCCGACTCTGGCGCCGGTACGCTGCTGGCGATCACACGGGACGGCAAAGGGCGCGTCACTGGCACCAAAGACGCCACGATCACCGGCACCGCGCAGCAGATCGACGTGGCGAACGGGAATGCAGCGGCAGGGCTACCGACCATCTCGCTATCGAACCTGCCCGATTCCGGTGCTGGTGCGGCGCTGGTCAAGATCACCCGCGATGCTAAGGGCAGGGTGTCCGGCACCCAGGCTGCTACTACCGACGATCTGCCGCCCGGCACGATCAACAAGTATTTCCCCGAAGCGCCGAACGACGGGTTGCCCTATGCCCGGCAGAGTCTGGCGTGGGCGCCACTGGATGGCCCGAACAGCCCCTATGTGCTGCTGCGCTGGTCGGTCCTGACGGATCAGCTTGGCAATCCGCTGACAGACCAGCAGGGAAGGCCGCTATACGCCAATTCGGCGCAGATCCCCTACCAGTGGCTGTCGGGCGTCCCGGCCAATCTGACCGGCGTTGCTGGCCTGTCTGGGCAGGGTTATGCGTTTCGATCGAGTGGTGGGGCATGGTCGCTGCAGACCCTCGGGGACATTCACACCCTCGTGGCGATGACGCTGGCTCAGGCCAATGCCCTGACGCCGGTATCGCTGGGGCGAATGGTCATTATCACCGACCTCGCTACCGGCAACCCCGAGCCTTGCTGGTACGACTCCACCGTGGTGTCAGGCACGAAATGGCGCCGTTTCTCTGACCGGAGTATCGCAAGCTGATGGCCGCTCTTGATCCGACAGACTCCGACATTCGCGGGCTGCAGCTGACGCTGGCGCCAGATGGGATGAACATCACGACCTCGCCTGGCGTGTTCTTCCTGCCGGGGACGCAGCGCGTGGCCTACGATGGCAGCGCTACGGCTACCCTGCCTGCAACCCCTGCTGCCAACACGTTCTACCACCTGTATGGGTACGCCAGTCCCGACGGCATGGGCCTGCTGGAGTTCGATACGGTTGCCCCTGATAACCCCTATCTCGGCACCGCACGCACTAAGACCGGTGATACGACGCGGCGCTATCTCGGCACATGCCGCTCAGAATCAACGTCCCGGTTCCGATCTGGTCGGCACATTCTGGCGGGGCAGGGCGGAAACCTCGTAAAGCTGGACCGCGCCTCTACGGCGGTCGGCGGCCCAGCGCGGCCTCTGAATTTGAGCATTGCAATCCTCACCCAGCCTGCCCTGCAGACCATCAACCTGTCCAGCATCTTGCCGCTGACGGCAACGATGGTGCGGCTCAAGGTCCGAAATGCCTCAAACCTGACTCTTTACTTCTCCCGGCCATCGATGGGCGCGCCTACAGCGACGATGAACACGGAGTACGTCGACGCCAACATGACCAGCACCATCGAGCTGAACTTGGACGCTGACCTGACCGTGACCATGCAGGGCCTCGCCACGAACATTCTCGGCGGCGTCGTGACCATTGCAGCCGGCCAAGTAACGGTCGAAGTCTCCGCCTACTACTTCAATAGGTAATCTCATGCCCAAGTACGCAGACCCCTCCGTATACCCGGTTGGCACCCCGGCAGCCACCGACAACGTGATGACCCGGACCGCTGCGGGTGCCGATGGAAATTTCGCCCTCGGCAACCTTGCAGGCATCGCTGGGTTGACCGCTGCCGCAGACCTGTCGCTGTACTACAACGGCTCCGCATGGGCGACGTACACCGTCACCAGCGTAGGCCGCACCCTCCTTGCCGCCACCACTCAGGCGGCGCAGAGGACGGCATTGGCGCTCGGCACAGTTGCAACATTTGACCAAGGTAACTCTGGGAACACGATCCCTCATTGCAATAGCACTGTTACGTGGGGCAATCCTCAGACAATGCTGGGGAACCTAACCATCTCAAACGGCGGTCCATCTCTCTTTCTTAGCCATACGAATGGCAACCTGACCAGATTCTGGAATCCCGGAACAGCACTTACCCTGAGCAATACTCTAAGTGGTACGACGACGAACTATCTCGTTATCGACATGGCTAGTTCGATTGTCTACTTCCGAGGAAACAGCGTTCCGGCTGGTGACAACCTGTATTCCAGTGGACAGGCAGGTAACCGTTGGTCACAGGTATACGCGGTAAACGGCACCATCAACACCTCCGACGCCCGCCTCAAGACCGAGCCGCGCCAGTTGTCGGATGCTGAGTGCAAGGCAGGTTCGGAGCTGGCCCGGCTTCCGGCCATCTGGGAGTGGCTGACCGGGGACCGGCTGCACGCTGGCCCGACTGTTCAGGCCGCTATCGCGGTGATGGAGGCGCATGGGCTGGAACCGTTCGCCTACTCCTTCATCTGCTACGACGAGTGGGAGGCCGAAGCTGCCACCCACGACGATGAGGGCAACGAGCTTACTCCGGCCCGCGAGGCAGGCGACCTCTACAGCTTCCGGAAGGAGGAGCTGTTGTGCTTCATGGTCTCGGCGCTCGCGGCGGAGAACGACGTACAGGCGGGCAAGATCGAGGCACTCGACGCCCGGTTGTCCGCCCTAGAAGCCAAGGTCTGATCGCAACCCCTGAGACGGGGAAGCGTATCCTCCCCGGCATGGAACTACCTCCAGACTTCACTTGGCAGAAGGCGTCGACGTACACCCAGGCTCCGGACATGATCTGCCTGCACTTCATCTGCGTGGCCCGGATCCAGCAGCGGGTGGATAATCAGAGGTGGCAGGTGTTTCTGGACTTCCACCGTGACTACCGGCAGCACATCGTCCGGCCGTGCCAGAACCAGTGGACGGGCAGGGCTGGGATGGAGCAGTGGGTGATACGGCATCAGGACAGGCTGCGACAGGAAGTCGCGGCCATCCTTGAGGAAAGGGAGGCGGGGAAGATCAAGCCCGCAGAGTGA